TCTAGATGGCTTGGTCAGAAGAAGAGAAGCAGAAGCTTTAATGTTTGAGGGAAAGCCTTGGGAACATATATAAAATGCCTTTGCAAAAAACAATATTTAAACCAGGTATTAATAGAGAAGGTACTGACTATGATAACGATGGAGGTTGGTTTGATTGCAATCTAATGCGTTTTAGAAAAGGTAGGCCTGAAAAGTTTGGAGGGTGGCTTAAGAATACAGATAATTCTTTTCTTGGCACAACAAGAGCTTTGCATCCTTGGGTATCATTAGGTGGCATTAAATATTTAGGATTAGGTACTACTTTTAAATACTACATAAAAGAAGGTAGTGAATTTAATGACATTACACCAATACGATCAACAGATTTAAACGTTACTACTTTTGCAGCAACATCTGGAAGCGCTGTTATCACAGCAACAGATACAGGTCATGGGGCTGTTATTAATGATTTTGTAACCATAAGTAATTCTAGTAATTTGGGTAGCGGAGGCAAAATTACTGCCGCTGTTTTAAACCAAGAACATCAAATAACCTCTGTTACTGCTAATACATATACTTTTGTAGCTTCTGCTACAGCTAATGGTAGTGATACAGGTAATGGTGGAAGTGCGACAGACGCAGCTTATCAAATAAACGTAGGATTAGATGTATATGTACCTTCTGCTGGTTGGGGTGCTGATACTTGGGGTGCAGGTACGTTTGGATCTGCTAACGCTTTATCAAATACAAATCAATTAAGATTATGGACTCATGACCATTTTGGCGAAGACTTAATTATTAATCCAAGAAATGGTGGCGTTTACAAATGGATAGAAAATAATTTAACTAGCACTAGAGCCGTTGAGCTTTCTGGTATTGCTGGAGCTAATTTAGTACCTACGGTTGCATTACAAGTTATTACCTCAGAAAAAGACAGGCATTTAATTGTGTTAGGTGCGGATCCTATTGTTGGAAGTGCTAGAACTGGTGTAATAGACCCTATGTTAATTGCATTTAGTGATCAAGAAAATGACTTAGATTTTGAGCCAACAACTACTAATACCGCAGGCTCTTTAAGACTTTCTTCTGGATCATCTATTATTGGTGCTGTTAAATCAAGACAAGAAATATTAGTTTGGACAGATACTGCTTTATACAGCATGCAATTTGTAGGGCCACCACTTACGTTTGCAATTAATTTAATAAATGAAGGTACTGGACTGGTTGGTCCAAAAGCTGCTGTTACTGGTCCTCAAGGAGTGTACTGGATGAGTTATAACAATTTCTATCTTTATAACGGTACTACGCAAACCATACCTTGTTCTGTTCAAAATTATGTTTTTAGCGACATTAATCTTGGTCAATCTTTTAAAATTAATGCATTTACTATTGCAGATAAAAATGAAGTAGGTTGGTTTTATTGTTCAGAAAGTGCAACCGAAATAGATAAGTATGTTGTTTATAATTATGCAGAAGATTTATGGTTTTATGGAACTTTAAGTAGAACAGCTTGGTTAGATGCTGGAATAGAAAATTTTCCTAGAGCCGTAAGTGATGGTTATTTATATCAACAAGAGATTGGTTTTGATGATGATGGATCTCCTATGACTAATGTATTTATAGAAAGTTCAGATTTTGATTTAGGTGATGGAGAACAATTTACTTTTATTAAAAGAATTATTCCTGATTTAAAATTTTTAGAAAATGACAACTCTGGAAATGTAAATATAGTTATAAAAACAAGAAACTTTCCAGGAGAGTCTTTATCTACTAACTCAATTAACGCTATTACAGAAACAACTAAACAAGCTTTTGTGAGAGGTAGAGCAAGACAACTTACCTTGAGGTTTGAGTCAGATGATGACGCAACTGATAACAAAAATTTATCTATAGGGTGGAGGCTAGGAGCAACAAGAATTGACGTTAGACCTGATGGTAAAAGATGAGCAAAATCTTACAGACTCAATTGCCTATAGCCGTAGGTCCTGTTAATTCAGAATTATTTAACAGATTAGTTAGAGTATTAGAAATAAACCTTGGATCTGTTGACGTTGGCAATACCAGGCAAGTAAATGATACCGACAAAGAAACTCAAAACTTTATAGCAGGAAGTATTATATGGAATACCACATTAGATGTTTTGCAGGTATATACTGGATTTAAGTGGGTTGATATAGGTGAAAGACTAAACGATCTTGGTTTTGAAACACAAGCAAATTTAGGTCAAATAACCGTAACAACTAACGGTAACGTGTCAATTGATATTACCAGCAGTTATGAAGGATATGGTGTAGAAAAATGGTACAGCTAGCAGAAAAACCAGAATACCAATCAAAAAATATTTTACTTAACTACCCCGCAGATTGGTACATTCAAGACAAAACATTTAACGCTGTTGAAAAGTCTTTACCAAAAATTATAGATTTTTACGAAAACAAAGGAAACACATCTCCCAAAAAAAATGAACTAAGTAAAATTATTAAAGAGCCATTTAAAGATGTATATACGGTTCCTTTCTTTTCTGAAAAGTATTGCAAGATACTTGTAGACGAAATATCACATTTAGAAAATTTTTATGGATTTGAACCTAACCCAGAAGAAGATTCTTTAAGACAAATACCGGAAATAACTTTTCAAGATAATTGCCCAGAGATATATCAATCTTTAATGCAAACAATATATACTATAGGTAATCCTATATTCTTAAATATTTGGAATAGGCACGTTAATGGCGGCGCAATTCAAATAGCTAATTATAATTTAAAGGATAAAAAGCAAGGCGCTTGGCATCATGATGCTAGCGCTGATATTAGTATGGTCGTTCCTTTAAATACTGGTGAGTATCAAGGAGGCGGAACTGAATTTTTAAATCGTGGTACAGTTGAGCCATTACCTACAGGCCACGCTCTAATCTTTCCAAGCTTTACCCACATGCATAGAGGCTTACCGGTAAAGTCAGGAAATAGATACTTACTTGTATTTTGGTTAAAATGTATAGAAGAATAGGGTAGAATTTAAAAATGAATATGATAGATAACTCAGGAAAAGGATTAGCAGCTCTAGGACGCAACGAAGATCGCTTTATGGCGCACGTTGCACAAGGCGAAATGGTGGTTCCACCAGTCATCTCAGACAACACAAGAAACATGATACGCCAAGAAATGGCAGCTGTTGGCTTAAACCCAAATGAATATCAAGTTGGCGAAGGAATGTCTATTAACCCTATTACGGGTCAAGCAGAGTTTGGTTTTCTTAAAAAACTAGCAAAAAGCGTTAAAAAGGTAGTTAAAAAGATTGCTCCTATAGCAGCGGTTATACCTGGACCTTGGCAACCGTTTGCTGCTGTTTATCAAAAAGGTAGTGCTGCATTAAGAGTTGTTAAAGGTGAGGGTGGTCTTGGAGACATCATGACCCTAATGGCTGGCGGTAATCAAAAACTAACTGGTGAAGGTGGGGCTTTTAGTAAAATTGGTCAAATTGGTGATGGTGTTGCTGGTAATTTTACTAAATCAGTTGGCGGAGGATTTTTTGATTCTCTTGGCAATATAGGAAAAGTAACAGATGCAGCAGGAAAATCTTCATACGACCTTTTAGGGTACGGTAAAAACGTTGCTAAAGGAATGGCTAGCGATCAAAAACAAGGATACTTTGGAGCTTTTGGTGGGGGTACGGGTCAGTTTAATGTTAATACAGGACAAATGGATTATTTTAATTATGTAGATCCTTTTGGAAACTCAATATCAGGAGAACAATTTAGTAAATTAAGTCCCACAAGTCAAAAAGGTTTTAAACCAGTAACAAAATCTGGCATATTTGGAGATATGGGAGGTAAAAACCCAATAGAATATGCAAGCTCAAAACTTTTACCTCAATCTGTTGAAGATGCTTTAAATACAGGTCCTGGTCAAGGTGGATTACTATCAAGCTCTGGTGGCGCTGGCATCAACCCACAAATGGCTGCTTTAGCTTTTTTATATGGTAAAGCCGTTAAAGACGCAGCTAAAAAGACTGAAGGTGGTATGACTGATATAAGACAATCTGTTAGATCAGATTTAAACCCACAACCTGTATTTGCTGGTTTTGATTTAGGTATAAGAAAAGCAGCAGCGACTGGTGGCCCAATCAATAGACAATATTTTGCAAATGGTGGGTTAGCTGCAATAGGCGAGCTAGACATGCGTGATGGTGGTGAGTCAGAAGGACCAGGTACTGGAACTTCAGATGATATACCTGCTATGTTAAGTGATGGTGA